CACCGTGCGCATGTCGTTCAGCCGCACAAGGCAATACCAATCCGTGTCTCCGTCTTCGCGGAGCAGCACAACAGGGATTGCACCGGTCTTGGCGGCATCTTCCTCTGCCTGTTCATAGAACCGCAAGACGCCGATTGCTTTGCGCCCCTTGACCTCGACATGCAACCCCTCGACATCGACGCGCAAGTCGGCGTCGCCCGTTGCTCCGCTGTACTGGACACCGCGACGGGCATCGGAGCCGATGGCGGCGCGCCAACACTTTGCGGCTTCGCGCTCAAGGCGCTTCCCTTTCTGATTGCTGTTGGTGGGCATGGCAGGATCATCGGCTCAGCGCGTCGGGTCCGTGCGTCCGTTTAATGCTGCGACAAAAACGAAACCGCCGTGCATCGGCACGGCGGCTCGCGTTGGGGAAAAGATCTGAGAATCCTACCAAACAGCCCTAGGATCAGCCGTGGGGCGTCCGAACCGTCAGGCAGGGCTTGGACAGCCCCTAGGCTCGAAACGCCCCAGAAGCCGTCGTGGGCGTCCAGTTATCTGGCTAGTTGTCGCTTTCCAGTCCGCTTTCGGCGTCCGAAGCGGTACCGGGCGACGCCCTAGCAATCAACTCCGCTCGAAGCCGCACGACGGCAAGACCGATGGCAAGGCGCGCGGCGGCAACGGACATCGGCTGCGCGCACATGAAATCTAGGTGCTGCATCATCAGCGGGGTCGTCGCCCTGCACAGCATCTCCTCTGAGATTCGCAGGTCCTCGAAGATGTCGATCAAGTGCGAGACTTCAGAGGATTCAAGAAACTGATTCCACTGCGTCTCGCATCGATCATTCTTGGCGATGGCCTGCATCACGGTTGCCGAGGATTTACTCTTTGCCATTCTCTTCCTCCTCTTCAATCCTGAAGATGGGTGCGAGCAATCTGCACAGCGCGTACAGACATGCTCCAAGCGTACATGCAGAAGCGATTGCGCTGATGATGTTGAAAGTCATGGTGTCTCCTTGAAACAGATCCAACCTTTAAGGCGAATGGCAGATGACAAACGGTTTACCTCGTTTGCTTGTAGTTCACAAACTTCCCGCCGCGCCTCGTCGCGTTCGGCGCGAAGGCGTTCAATCTCATTGGCGGCTTCGCACGCTTCTCTACGCGCTTCGTCTCGCTCTTTGATGATGTTTTCAGTCACCGCCAATAGATCACCCAAGCGGCGCATATAGTCATGAACGTTCATGACGGCTCTCCTGTGAGCAATTCAAACTTTGGTGCATTGTGACCAGCGCACCCGCCGTAGTGACGGCTCGGTGTGTATCGGTAGAAGTGAACCGTCTGATGAGGATGCGTCGGCGTTCGCTGCAGGATGCACCAACCAATGCCGTCCCTTGCAATCGACCAGAACTCCGGATAGGTCATGAGCGCCGTATAGAACTTCAGCGTCTCGTGCCCGAACATCCAACCATCGTTGTGGTGCAGGTCGTCAGCGATTGCTCGCTCAAGGAGCCGATCGTCAGAAGAGTGAATGAGGTTTGACGGCTCTTGGAATCGAGCAACGGTGATGCGCCCCTCGCCGGCGGCGTTGTCCACCCAAGCGGTCTTGTAGCGGTAGTTCATGTCTTCCCCAATTCGTTTTTGGCGTCAAGCCACATGTTGCGATAGAGGCTGACTTGAATCGTGAGCCGCTCGACCATGACACAGGATTCAATCAGGAGGATGGGGTCGATTTCCGTCGGCTGCCCCAATGCAATCCTCCGTCGGATTTTCTGTGCGGTCTTGCGCGCGTCGGCGCTGAGGTCCACAGGTTCAAACCTGCCCATGAATGCAGGGTCATCACGGTCAGAGCTCGAAAGCCCGGGTTGCGTGACGAGTGGTATGCCTGTCTGTGCGGAGCGTTCTTCGTCGTTCATGTTGCGCATGGTGTCTCCTTCATCACGCAGACGATTGCGAGTCGTCCGCTTGTTTGCTTGCGGGTAGTTCCGTTCGGCACGATGCAGCCGAGCCGTCGCAGGTCGCTGCACCGTTTCCAGTATCCGGTGAGTCGCAACCCGGCGGCGCTGGCCGCTTCCTCGTCAGTCAGGCCGTCGTGCCCTGCCTGTCGGTACGCGTTCAGGAGCGCCACGGCTTGCCCTGCGGCAGCCGTCACGGTGACGGCGGCAATTCGGCTTGTCACAGGATCGGACGCCCTGGCGTTGCCCGTGGTCATTTGGTCAAACAGACTTAGCATCGGTGTCGTCGTCATCGTCTTCCTCCTCTTCTTCTGGTTCAAGTTGCGCCTCGAGCGCTTCAAGGTCGTGCTCATCAAGCACGGCGTATTCCTCGAGTTTGGTTTGCGCGGCTTCGCACAGGGCAATCGATTGCACGGCGTGTGGACTGATGGCAATCCATTCGATCCAGCCGACGAGGAAGTGGTTCTCGCAAACAACCACATGACCGCAGCACAGTTCGTCATCGGCATCGATGTCATTAGCCAAAGCGGTTGTGATGTCCGCTGTTTCGACGGCGCGCAACTGCGCAAGCAGCACACGGAAGTTGGATTCATCAACCGTGTTTGAGTCTCGGCAGCGAGACACGGGCGAAACGAGAAACCCGTCCCATCGTTCGCCGTGGTAGTAGCGCGGCATCTTCCAGGGTTGAAGACTCATGTTGCCTCCCTGCTGAGTTTGACGTTAGAGAGAAAGCAGAAAGCAATTCTGACTTTGCCGTCATGCGGAACATGAAGCACATCGACATGGCCGATGACCTCGCCCGCAATCGAAACGATCATGCGATCGCCCTCACGGCATTCGCGGTTGATGCATCCCGCGCCCGGAAGTTTCTTGCGTTCGATGGACTTCATCGTGTGCCTCCCTGACGGGCGGCAGGGCGTTGCGCCCCGCCGGCCCGCTTAGTCGGGGAGACAGCCGCGTCGTGCGGTTCCGACGGGTCAGAGTCTACAACGCGCCACTGATTCATGCGCGTCACCCATTGAATGGCGGCGAGCTCATCCGTGTCAGCCGCGGCAAGCCGTGCGGCAATCTTGGCAAGACCTCGAGCAACGACGGGCGAGTAGTGCGGGCGGCGATTGATGTTGAGCGGTTGCCCGTGAATCACTGAGAGCCTCCTGTTGGAAATACGAAACGAGTGACCTCGCCGACAACCTTGCCCTGGTCGTTGCACTGCGCAACGAACACGGTGTCATACGGCGGTTGTTCAGTTGTGACGACGATCATGGAGATTGTCCACGAGTCACCGGTGACTTTGACCGTGAGGCCTTCTCTCGAGGTCCACAGGCGTGATGACGATCCTGACTTGCTGACGATGGTTGCGCGTCTAGGCATGTTGTCTCCGAGTCTGCAGCATCGTGCTGCGGTTTGAAAGGCAGGGATTGCGTTCCCGCAATCCGTGCCGTGGTCACTTTATGCTGATGCGGTTTCCGCGTTCGCCGATCGATGCAAAGGAAACTTCTTTGCCGTCGGTCATAGCGGCGCGGATGGCGTCCTTGTTGACGCTGAGGATTGTCTCGGACTTGACTGCCCACGACGGCAACTCATCCATGCCGACGCGGATGTGCAACGGTGCCTTGCCGCCGTTGTTCACCAGACTGACTTTGAAATGGTCCGTCTGCACGGGCTTGAGTCCCTTGGTTTCGAAGATGAAGCGCAAGCGCTCGCGCAGCGCGTCGGCGGCCTTTGTGTCTGCCTTGACCAGGGCAGCAATCCGGTTGGACTCAACCAGCCGTGCGTCGGCGCGGGCTTCGATGTCGGCGATCAATCGAACGTAGGCATCGACCTTGCCCGTGAGGTCGGTTTCCAATTCGCGTTCCCATGCTTCAACGGCAATGGAAACGGAGACATCTGAGATGTCTCCGTCGTTCTCGAGGAGCAGGGCCTCGAGCGCTTGCATGTCTGATCCAATTTCATAGAGGGTGCGTGCCATGTGTGTCTCTCGTTTCTGCAGCGTCGTGCCGCGTTCACTGAGCAAAGAGGATTGTATCGCCGAGTTCAGCAATGATATCGTTTCGGTTGTAGTTCTCGAGCTCAAGCGTGTCCTCTTTGCTGACCTCAATAAACTCGCAGCAGAGGGCAATCACGTCAAGCTCGATCGGTGAGCCGCTGTCTTCCTCGAGCGCCTCGAGGTGGTTGAACATGGCTTCAAGTGCTGGACGGCTGAACTGGTCTCCGCGTCCAGCGGTCTTGAAGGCGTTCTCAAAGTCGGACAGGTAAACCTTGATGATCATGGGAAGTCTCGTTTCTGCAGCGTCGTGCTGCGGTAGTGATTAGATGACGGTCAGGATGCTGATTGGATGCGCGGACCAGTGCTGCCAAGCCTCATGAGCAAAGGCATCGCATTCATCGGTGCCGTGCTCGCTGACGTCGATGATTGCGGACATGGCTTCAACCATTACGCCGAGCGTGTCCGTGTGTTGGTTCGATGCGCAGTCCATGAGGCAGACCGGTTTCTCGGATGCGTTCACGGCGAGCACGGTGATGTACGCGGCTTCGCCGAGTTCCGTGAACAGTTGTCTGCCAAACTTCTTGGCCGTGCGTTCGATGTTGGCGGCGTAAACAACGGGGTGATTCTTGAGGTTCGTGAGGTTCATCTGTGTCTCGTTTCTTCAGCGTCGTGCTGCGTTGAGGATCATCGTGCGTTGAATGCTTGGCGGCATGCGGTGCGCAGCCGTGAAGTCGTTGATTGAGTCGTTCCAAACAAGAACGCGGTTTCCGTCTTTGACCAAGCACCGGTGCGCCTTGACGATTCCGTCAAAGAAAGCAATGCAACGGACTGAGGTCATTTCAATAGGTTGAAGAGGACGGGTCATCTGTGTCTCGTTTCTGCGGCGTCGTGCCGCGGGTGATTAGCGAGCAAGGAAAGCCGCATCGTTGCAGGCTTTGCGTGCTTCATCAAAGGACTTGAGCAATCGGCGTGCAGTCATATCAGCAACTTCAAATGCTTGGTCGGCTTCCCACTTTGCGCGACGTGCTTGATCGCGTTGGTCGCATGATGCGTGATAGTCGGACTGCGCTTTAATCAATGCGCTGCTAGCAGCGGCAAGCAATGCCCACGGGTCCGTGGTCGGTTCCATCGTTGGTGTTGCAGTCACGACGGTCAGCACTTCATAGACGATGGTCCGCACGATGCGCTTGCCACAAGTCGGAACATTGGAAATCAGGTTTCCAACCTTGTACCGATTGTCAGCGCGGAAGATTGCTTCAGCGAAGTGCTTTGCATCAACTCCCGCGCCCTCAGTCTTCGCAAAGCGCAGACGGGTGTGGCGGATTCCGTTGACCTTCGTCTCGAGCACTTGATCGCGGTTCTTTGTTGCTGCCAAGACATTGATTGTGATCGTTTGCATGTGTGTCTCGTTTCTGCGGCGTCGTGCCGCGATGGTTTAGATAGCAAGCCGTGCTTCGCAAGCCTTGAGGTCTGCCGCGTCCAATGCCTCGTTGGCAAACATCAATTCCCTGTCAGCCTTGTACTTTGCACGGAGTGCTGCGTCGCGCTTGGCGAGCATGATGCAGTAGTGGCTCTGCGCTTGGTCATATGCTGCTCGAGCAGCAATCTCCCTTTCGGTCCGCACCGAAGGCGCAACCGTCAGGACCTTGAACACGAAGCGACGCACGATGCGCGCGCCGCATTCTGGTGTGGTTGCCTCGCTTGGAACGAGTTCTCCAACGATCAACCCGCCGAGGTTTGCTGCGCTTGGTGCGTTGCTCAGAAGGGCTGCCGCGAATTGCTGCGCAGCGAGTTCAGGAGTCCGACCGAAAGCCATGAAGAGTTGAGTCTCGCGCAAGCCCATGAACTGGACTGAAAGTTTGCGACCAGTGTTCTTCGTTGCCTTGAGGAGATTGACGGTGATCGTTTGCATGTGTCTCGTTTCTGCGGCTCCGTGCCGCGGTTTCTTTGACTAGGTGAATCATAGCGAGCAACAGGCAAGTGGAAGCACTTTGCTACAAAGTTTGAGAAGTTTCTAGGAAATGTTGGAAATGGGCTCTGGTTGACCAGAAACGCGTGTGGGGAGCCCGGTTCGCGGCAGACCAATCGGGCTAGCCGAATGCTCGGATGCCCCACAGGTCATCCTAGAGCCCTTGCTTGGCGGCTGATGATCGACGCGACGGCGGCAGGGTTCGCGACCAGAACAGCCGCGCCGACATGCCATCGACGTTTCGATCGCGGGCAAGGTCGGAAACGGCGAGCACCCACGTCCTAGGCCACGCGCCCGGGTCGCCGTCAGGTCGATGCCATCCAAGCGACTCGAGGAAGTGCACTGCGGTTTCAATCGTGGCAGCATCGATCGATGCAAGGTCGCGCCGTACGGCAAACCATTCCATGTCGACTCTGCTGACGCCAAGATCCATGTCAATCCTCGCCTGATGGCTCGCCACGTCTCTGCGTCTCTCTGCAGCAGCCGTTGACTCGCAATCATGATACTCGCGAAACTTCGATGGAAGGAATCGACCGAACGTTCCGCCGAAGTCGAGCGCGTACTGGTTCAGCGCAGCCATGCAGACGGCACAGTCTTTGTCTCGCATCCACCGGACATGCAGCGCAAAGATGTCTTCATCCATCGCGCCGCCGAAGAGGGCTCGAACCCTCAGACACAGCGCTGCTAGTTCAATCGCATTCATCGTCTCTCTCTTCTCCGCGTCGTGCGGAAGTGTCTAGGAGATAGAGAGATAGAAGTTCTTTCTCTTCTCTTCTCTTCTCTTCTCGTCGGCAAGGCCTCGTACATGTATTGCCCTCGCGAGCGAAAGTACATGGGGAAATGTCTGGATTGTTTGAAACTCCCGTATACCTGACCAAGTTTCCTGAGAATGTGGCGGATGCAATTCCTTGCACCCGCCACCGGTGAGTCATCGAAGGCATGATGCCCTGATGGCCATGATGGATCGCAGAGCACGATGAACCAGGTCGAATCGGATAGATGGGTCGCACGACTCCCATTGCACCTCTCGCCTGATCACCGTTGATTGCGACAGCCGCAGCGCCCGAGCAACGGCTCCGCGATTCGGGCGAATGTGCAGAGGCATCAAGTCGTAGACGACTCCAACTCGAGCAATCGTACGGCAGTGCTGCACGGCTGCATCGGTAGAGATGATTGCCGCCGCTTCAACCGCTTCGTGCAGCGTGACAGCACGGAAGACGGATGCGTCGTCTTGCGAAACGCCGAGCATGTGACGGACGCACGCTGGTCCGATGATGCCGTGCCTCATGATCCTGCCCCTACGTCTCCGATGATTCCAGTGACAACACGCTTGCCCTTGACGTCCTCGAGCTCGACGAAGGTCCCGACATCCATTGCAAGGTTGGCTTCGAGCAGCGACGCAATTGTCGGGTCAAGACAGGCAATCGGTTTGCTGTCACCAGCAATGTCAATCCGCCACACTCGCCCTCCCTTGGCGTTCTTGACGGCAACGATGCGAGTCCCTGCAGGAATCTCAATTCCTCGCACGTTGGCAGGATCGGGAGCCGCCGCCGCCGGCGTGGGTGACAGCAGATGGATGATGTCGTCCTTCCTCTCTTGAACCGTCTGCGGTTCATGGCGCGCAGGTTCAGCCGTCTCGGGCGTTGCCTGTGCCATCTCCTCTGCCGTGTACAGACCGGACAACTCAGCAGGAAATGCCTTGCGCAGTGCCAATGCCTCGGCACACTTGCTGAGCATGAGTGACGGCATCTTCTGCCACATCTTTGTCACGTTGCCTTGATGATCCAACTGCGCGTACTCAGTCCACAGGGCAATGGCAAACAGCGGTTCACGGAAGCCGCGTCGATGAACGCCAACACGCGCAGCCGCGGGCGGGAACCCTGCTAACCACACGTCTTTCCATTCTCCATCCTCACCGCACCAAGTCGGTGACGACTGCCCTTCGTACTCTCCGCTCCTCTGAGCAATCAACCGGGCTCCGTCAATGCTTACCTGAGTTGACATGACCTCGCGACGTTCGCGCGCGTCCCAACGCTTGACAGCAAAGATTTGCCGTGCAAAGGGGTCAAGCCCCGTCCTCTCGCAGATTTGGCTGAACAGCAACAACTCGTCAGGGCTTGCGCCCTTGCAGAGTGTGCGACGAAGCAGGTCAAGACGGTCAGCGGCTTGTTGCTGCGTGACCACGATGGCGTTGATTTCACTCATCAGCCCCTCCCTTCATCATGTCGACAAACAGAGGCGCAAAGGTCATGAACGCAGAGAATGCGATCAACGCTGAACAACACAGATATGTCATGGCTGTCTCCTTGTGAAGCGGACACCGTGCCCGCAAGCAACCATGATATCGTCTTAGCGTGGCATCCGAACGCAGTAAAAAACAACGCCATTTGCACCCGTCAATCCGAAGCGCTCGATTGATTCGGCACGTTGCTGCAACCAAGGCGGCGCTCCGTTCGGCTCATCAACCACTCGGATTCATCACGCGCGACGCATTGAATGGCAACATCGACACAGGCGACAATGCTGCTCTGCTCGACCTGTTGACGGCTGCGCTTGACCTTGCTGATGACAAGAGGACGCAGACCTTGATTGCCTACGCGCGAACCAGTCTCATCATCCACATCACGCAATCAACGTGTCGCTGATGGTCTCGGTTGTACTCACAGCCGTAGGCAGAGTCAGACCACGATTGAACAGATTGAACAGGTAGTCAAGTCCGGTGGCAAAGCCGCCGGCAACATCATTAGCGAAGACTGTGTACACCTGATCATCGAGAGTCCAATTCGATGAGTTGCAGATCACTCCAACAGATTGCCCACCAGGTGCAACTGACATGAGCTCCGCTACAAAGATTTCATCGATGTAGACGGCAGCCGTAGCAACGGCAATGGTTGAACTGATAGAGAGATAGGTTGTTGTCGGAAGAATCTTCGGCGTCCTAAACTGAGCGCTCACCAAAGTCCAAGTGCTGCTTGAAAGTGATGCAATGTTCGGCAGGCTCTCAGCATCAACGATTGCCGTTCCTCCTGAATCCTCAAGCGCAAGCCGAAGCGAGCCTGTAGCACCAGCGTCTTTCTTGTAGAGCGCTCCAAGTGTGTAGCACGTGTCTGGAACAAGTCGACCAAGCGTTCCGCTCGAGGAACCAAGTTGCTGCCGCAGTTTGAAGAGCCCGCCCGTCACGGCTGCTTTCATGCTGTAGGTTTGCCGTGCTACCACCGTCGACTCACGCAGGAATGTTGTTCCTGCGGTGCCTGTTGAAACGGTGAATTGATCAGGGACATTGCTTGTCCAATCCTCAAGGTCGCTGTTTACGAGGATGTTCTGTCCGCGCGGGCCGTCATCAACCGATGCCGTGATGCTGTTGATGTCCATCAAAACTCCGGAGCCACCAGGAGCGCGATAGTCAAGGATCGGATACGCAAATCCTCCTGAGATACGGAACAACTCTGAACCTGCAGTCATTGCTCCACCCTGTGCATCAGCGATGCAGCGCGCTTCCATAATTTCAGTGCGAATATTTGGAAACCATGTTGGCGTGGCAGTGACCGATGCAGGTTGCTTTGGAGAATAGACAAATGAACCGTTGCCGTTGTTGGCTGCTGCGGCACCAGTGCTTGAGGTGCTAACAATATTCCGCTTGATGGTTTCTCCGTCCAAATCCATCTGCCTGATCAACCACCGCAGTGCGCTTTCAATGTCGCGCGTTGGCATCGGATTGTTGGTTGACGACTGTGCTTGAGTCCAGCACATTTCAATGACTGTGCGCTCACTAGATGCAACGATGTCGTTCAGCACACTTCCCGCGTCAGCAATGCGCGCTTCAATCATGCCGTTGAGTTGCTCGATCATGTAGGCATCGGCTGCAACGTATTCCGTTTGCACGTTTGCAAGCAGCGTCTTCATGTTTGCTTGATGGGTTCGGACGGCGTTCTGGAAATAAATCAGAGCGCCGAGCCGAGTGAAGATGCCGCCAGTTCCATCGTAAACCAGTGCCATGAGTTACTCCGTTGGTTGATCATCGGCAATCGTCTGTGTGCCCTTGCACCCGCATTTGTTTGCCAATGGCATTGACTTGTTCAGGAATGCTTGACGCGACGCACACGCACCGCATTGGATAGAGCGAAACGGCGTGAACGATAGAAGCCACTTGATCGCGTCACCTGCTCCGCGCAATCCGTGACGATACTCGCATTGCGAGCAGATGCCCTTTGATGGGCGCGCGCCGTACACCGGCAAGGCAAGCCGATTCTTGCAGACGCCGTTTGGCATGTACTCGCATCGAATCATTGAATGCTCACAAGCAATCCGCTTTCAGGCAGGATTGAATACTGCAACCGTGACAACGGGATTGCTGTCTGTGTTGTGTTTCCGATTCGACCATTGGGAGGGTCGTTCCAACTAGGTTGCGTAGTCGTGTGAATGCATCCAGCCCAATACGTTGACGGACTGAAGTCACCCGTTTGATAGACAAGATTTGTCGGGCAGTTGCTTTGATTTATGCCCGCTCGAGCAGCAATGCGGATGAGATTGATGATTGGAGTGTAGTCAGGTGTTGGTCCAACAAACCTGATAGTCCCAATCAATCCTGCTTCCCAACACCTTCCACCTGTTGAACCAAATCCCCATGACTGCGCAACGTAGGTTGCTGAAATCATTGTGCCCACGTAGTAGCCGCTGAAAGGCGCTCCAGTATTCGGGTTTCCGGAATCAACGCGCTTGACGAACGAACCGCTGTGGAATCCCGTGCCTGATGTTGGAATCTCTGCAGACTTGTAGATGCAACTTGGAACACCATTGCCTGACACGCTCAGACGAGTCAACACACGACTTGCCAAGAACGCTGGTCGCAGTCCGATTGTGGCAACGGCTCCATTGACTAACTGTCCAAAAATGTTTGTCGGGTTAGTTGACGCGCAAGTCCGAATCTTCTCAAGTTGAAAGACGCCATTGCCGTCAACGCCGTCAAATCGCATATTGCCTGCGGTTGCTGACCAGGTCACAGATGTCAATGCACAACATCCTGTTCCGCCGCAGCAACATAGGTTTGCTTCCCACATCATTGCTCTGAGCCAAATACGGAAACAGCAACCGCGCTTGCCGTCGACGCGTAGGCAACAAGTCGATCGCCCGGATTCATGTACGCCTGAAGCTCATAGAGCGTTGTTTCGTTTGCTTGCAAGAGCATGTCGTACATCAGCGCCGTTGTGACAGATGCCGACTCTGATGCAATCAAGTGGAACAAGCGGAAGTTGGTTTGCACGGTGCCCGTGTTGCAGATGTTGATAGACGAGACAGTCACAGACTTGCCGACAGGACACTCCCACACAATAAGATTTGCAGCGGGAAGGAGTCGCGCACACAACTTGCGTCGCGTGTTTTGCTGCCTGAGAATTGGAGTTGCGTTCGTCAGCATGTGACTGCGTATCCGTTCGGACAAAGGAATGTCCAGTTGCCGTTTCTATCTTTCGTGCAATTGACAACGACACCGGTCTTGATTGGTTGCCGCGTGATGGTTGTTGCGGCCGGCGGACTTGATCCAACGCCATAGGACCCGGCGGAATCGGTTACAGCCTCAGCGCCGTTCCACGCGTTGAAGACTGGTTCTCCGTTCGGCACCACCCAAGTGATTGCTCCGCTTTGCAACACGGCGTCGCACATCTGCATTGTGTACTTCCATCGCTGAGTTCCTGATGCAACTGCGCCGGCGACGCGCGCAACGATGTCTTGCGACGGCGCGGTCATGACATGGAAGACCAAAGTACCGTTCAGCGGATTTGCTATTCCGCTTCCGATGCCAGCCGTTGAACTGTCCCGATTCATAGGGAACAGCATCACAATTTGGCCTGCAATCAATCCGCTTCCGACTGCTGGGTATGCCCAAGAGTCAGTGCCGTCTGATGACACTCTCCCGCCTTCAACAGATGGATAGGCCAACATCCCCAAAGATGTTTCGTGCGTGACTTCGACAAACGACCACGTGTTGGAAACATTTGGCTTTGGCACAAGAAGGCGCGCAAGAAACGGACCGGGCTTCGGTCTTCCTTTACCCTTGCTTGCTGCAGGCAATCCATCAAGTGCTTCAATGCGATCAAATATCTCGTTCATCGTTGTGAACGAAACAGAACCGTTTGAGCCGCGGGAGTATCGTGGGAATGGCATCAGTCGGACAGTATGTAATATTGAAGGTTGAGGGCAAGCGTGTTCGCTCGAGCCGACGGCGCATTTGTTCCGAGCCGCAGCAAAGCGCTTTCGCCTGCTGCCAGTTTCATGAATGCGGTGAAGGTCGTTGTGCCAGTTCCAACCTCAACGTAGTTTGTTGTGTCGGTGTTTCGGAAGAAGGAATATCCGGCGGTGGTCACGCTTCCCATCGTGATCAACCCGGCGGTTGTTGCAACTGTCAACACGCCTCCGCTGGCAACTGAACCGTTGAGGGTAAACGACCCCGTGCCCGGGTTCTCGGCATGAATCAGATTGCCCTTGGAGACAGAGAGTTTGGTTGTGATTGTGATTTCATTGGCCATTAGAATTGATCCGAGATTGCGTTGAAGTCAACAAGACCTGGAAACGGTTGGATCCATCGGACAAAGACCGCAGACGGCAAAGCGGTCATGCTGATGATGACCTCGCGTTGGGAGTTCATCTTTGGCTGCTGCCCCATGTGGTACCACCCGTCATAGAGAAACTTGTGGGTAAGCGACCACGCGCTGATCGTTGTCCTGCGGGCGCTGCAGCCTTCGTAGAGCAGTTTGCCTTTGTCTGCGCCGTAGAACGATGCGCTGTTCCGTTTGCCTACAGCAGCCCTTGAGAGGGCTGTGCGGCCTTGAAGGCTTGCGCCTGAAACGGTTTCTTCGATGACAAGTCGGTGGAGCGGAATGAAGACGCTGGTCGGCACACCTGCAGCGTCGATCGGTGATCCTCCAATGTCCTTGTCGGTCGGCAATCCGTTCTGGTAATTCAAAGAGCGACCGGTTGAATCGGCTCGGTACATGTCCTTAAACGTTCCCGTGTACTCCATCGAAACTTGGAGATAGCCAACCTCGGTCGGCATCTTCGCGCCGCCCTCATTCTCGCCTGATGTGTAAGTCCAAGTGACTTTCCAAATACCTCGGCTCTCTGGAATCACCGATGCAGAGAATGTTTGCGCAAAGAGTTCAGTCTCGCCCGGAAAGGCGTCGCCCTTCTCAGGCATTCCGTTTGCGCCATACTTGATTGTGGTTGCGTTTGGAATGTCAGTCGTGTCGTCGAACACATGGAAGACGCATGTGCCTGTGAACTTTCCACCGCTGTTTGACAGCGTTCGAGACTCTTTCGACTCAACAACAATCTGCGCCATTAGTTTATCCCCGTGTTCACGAAGTCAGAAGCCTTCTTGTTGATGTCCTTGATTGTCTCGAGGATCGACTTGTCAACCTCTTTCTTCTGCTCATCCGTGTACCCCGCAAAGGTAAAGGAGCCGAACGATGTTGCCATGCTGCCGGTTGATTGCGCAAACTTCAAGCGGTCTTCGTCGCCCTTCAATGCTGCTTCAGCGCGCATCTTGTCTGCTTCAATCAATCGCTCCTGAAGTTTCTCAGCGGCTTCTTGATCGAGCTTCGCTCGCTCTTCTGCTTCCTTCTCAACTGCCTTTGACATGCTTTCGGAAAGTTTGGCAACGCGCTCTTGATCGTCCTTCAATTCCTTGTCGGCAAGTTCTTGCTTTGCCTTTATTGCTTCTTTGACCTCAAAGTCATACTTGGTCTTGATGGCTTCTTTCTCATAGAAGTAAACCATGTCGAGATTTTTCTTCTCGGTGTCACTCTTTGCTGCAAGCAGTTTTTCTTGCTGCTCACGCCAAAGGATTTGGTTTTCTTGGAAGCGCGAGGTCTCAAGCAATTTGACAGCGTCACCACTTGCTTTGGCGCGCTCCATGCTCAAACGGAAAGAACCATCTTGCCTTGCTAGTTCAGAAGCCTTCTTGCCGTCGTCAATCTTCTTCTCGTTGTCGAGGGCAATGCGCAATCCCTCTTCTGCTTCCTTCAAACGCTGCTGCCCGCGAAGTGTTCGCTGCTCTGATTCGTAAGCACCAGCGCCGAGTTTGATTCCCGATTCAATGATCGTTGCCACAAGTCCGATGATTGGAATCGACTTGATGGATGAGACAATGGCTTCGCTGAAGCTCGAGCCAGCCGCCGCCTTCTCGAGTGTTGACGAAAGAGCCGTGCCAATGGCAACGGCTCCGAATGCTTTGCGCATCTTGTTTGAGATGTCGGCGATTGCTTTGTCTATGTACTTTGATTGAGACTCAGCAAACTTGTTTCCAAAGCCCGAGCCCGCTTCTGCTCCTGCCTTCGTAGCACCCTTGACCGACTTCTCCATCGATGATTGCAATTGTTCGTAGTCTGCTTCGACTGAGATTTCAATGCTTCCTGCGTTCATCGTGGTGGCTCCAATGCATCATCCAACTTTCCCTCCAACTGCAGCGAGTCGTAGGTGTTCATCGAACTCGCAGACCGTCAGATCAAGTGGGTTGCCGAGTCCTGGCGCAACTCGAGCAATCAAATGCGCTTCCGAAAGCCAATCACGCCGCCATGCTTTGTCAGGAAGCGCTGTCAGTTTCCCGAGTTGTTTGCCTCAACTCCGTCAACATCAACATTGAGGCAGCGCGCAGCAGCGACGCCGAGTTTGCCGGGCTCGAGCACAGATCCAAGAAGTTCAGCAGTCTTCTCATCTGACGCAAGGCGAATGACGGAGAGCGCACCCTCAAGGGTCCAACAACTCATGACCACAGCCGACATCCTCTCGGCAGACGATACAGCCTCGCCAACGAAAGAAACCATTTCAACTGGCTTCATGCCGACGGCCTTTGCGTTCTCAATTGCTTTCTGTCGCTCACGCTCAATCAGCATGTTTGCGTAGGAAAGCCGTTGCCGCACAGTCAATGGCTTCAACTTTACTTCTTCACCGTTGCAAAGAATCGTGATGTCAGCACACAGGTTCATCGGAATCTCCGCATAAGTTTCTGAAAGTGGTCGTCTGCTTCTGAGACAACCAACACATTGTCGCCTGCACGGCGAGCCGACTGATCAACAATGTCGCTGTCGCGCAGATTAGATGCCCTGATAGAAAGCACAAGTGCATCCATCTCACTCATGCCGTTGCCCGGTGAGATTCGACGATTCAACACACGCCCGTCGCGCGTCATGATCGTTGTGATCCAATCAGATGCACTCGGAGAGAAGAGAGACATGACATCGTTGGCAGACATCAGATGTACCAGGTGACAACAGGAGCAGTGCCATTGGCGTTCTCGAAGTTGCCTGAGATGGTTGCGTCACCCATCTTGTTGTTGCCGAAAGCGAATTGGCTAAACACGACAGTGCCAACAATCTTTGCTTGAGTCGTTGCTGCCGTTCCGGTCCAGAACGCAAGCGACACAGTGCAAGCCGTGCTAGTTGCGTTTGGATCCATCGTACTAACGAAGAACGACGATGTGTTTGCCGTAGCACCTGAATCAATTGCAAGTGCGCCGCTGACGCTGCCCGTCATGTCGATGATGCCAAGTCGACGACGCCGGCCTGTGTCACCGAATCCAGTCAGGTCTGTTGAGACGCGTGACAGATTGCAACTGTAATTCGACACCTTGATGAGTGTCTGCAAGTTCGTGGCTGCCGTGCCAGCAATGCCAATGCTCACATCTCCGTCGTTCCCTACAAGGTACGTAGTGACTGCCATGGTGGTCCTTTCAAAGTTTGAAACTGCTCATGCGGTATCTTTCGATGATCGACCAAGAATCGTCTTGGAATGAGGGAGCCCCGCCACTGACTCGCGTGACAACAAGCCTGTCCATGTTGCTGATCGTAAATGTTCCGGTGGTCATGGCTGCTTCAAGCAAACCACTCAAAGTATGAAGACCAGCAGTTCCAGTCTTTGCCGTATCAAAGATGGTGAACTCAACAAGTCCATCGTACTTTTCTTGGTTGCCCATGAAGCGATTGATATCAAACTGCTTCATGCTGTAGACGCAGCATGGAAGAGCAACATCGGCTTCTAATCGATCAACAGCAACTCTGTTTGACATCGTGGTCGAAAAACTGCTTCCTGCAATCTTTGCCTTCAGCGAGTCCATCATCATGTTCACTGGTGAAAAAACTGCCATCACTCGCCTCCAGTTCTGAACACGCGCTCAAAGGCAACAGCAAAGATCTTTTCCACGTTGTTCTCAAAGACCTCCATTGACGGGCGCAGGTACGGTCGTGCAGCCACTCTGTTGCTGCCGTATTCAAGCACAGGCGCATAGACCACAGAACTGCCGTAGTTCAGAACCACGCGCCCTTCATTGGTTGTGATGCTGGCAAATCCATATTTCCACGACCCGAGTTGGTCGGTGATGAAAGAAGCCCTGAGTCTTCCGGTATCAACGGCGGGCGGATACCCGGGCGCAGACGCACGATGTATGCCTCGAGCTCGAAGGTTGCGCCCTTTGCGTTTCCCCTTGCCAATCCTGTAGAGGCGTCCACTTCCTGCCGTTGACAACTTTCCGCGGACAAGTCGAGACAGCGCAAGGAAGGAAGCATTCATACCTTCGAGCAGCGCCTTCTCAATCGCCCTTGAGATGCGATCGTATTCAACGTGGTAGACAATGTCTTTTTCTTTTGGCATAGGATCAAGTAGGCGCGGTGATTGTTGGTGCAACCAATGTGACTTCAACGCTTGTGAAGTTCAATGCTTCATCTGCATTCGTGATGCCGAGTTCGCCCGGGTTCACGACGCCTCTGACACGAAACACAGACGTTGCCCCTGTAGTTGCCGTGTAGATTTCATCTTCAATGCGGATGTCCTGCGCACCAACGAAGTAGATGGTGCCTTGTGTCCTTGTGTTTCCGCGACCTTGAAACGGATCCTCTGCCTGAGTTGACGGCTGAAAGAAACCAGTGAGGGTGAGGGCCGGCGTGGCAGCCACATATGTCCACAAGGTTGATCCATCAGTCTCTACTGTTGCAACAGGATGAACCACATAGAACGTCCTGCCGAACTTTGAAACGATCGATGCAATACTCATCGTGCCCTCTTGTAGGTCTGAAGAAGGTCTCTGGCTTCGGCGTCAAACTCACCTGATGAACGGATGGAGTACGAGTATCCTCCAAGCGATTCAGAGCCGACGCCCGTATCTCGCTTCCTTCCGTTGTAGATCCTGCTGGCAATCATTGTGGTTGCTTCTTGAATGTCGTACGGAATCTGCGCATAGCCCGCGGTGTAGTCAATGAACATCGTGCGGTAGCCGTATGTCTGCTTGCCGTAGACAATCCCCGTAGCAAGGTCCACCTGATAGTCATTGAAACCACCCATCCATGCGCCGAGATACGCCGTCGATGTCCTCAAGGACATCCCGCTCATCTTGCGCAGATAGACAGATGGAAGATTGATGAGAGAAGTGGCGCTGAAACCCGTGACCCCATTGATGTGCGTTGCGAGTTCAGCCGTCGTTTTGTGAGTAGCAAAGGAAGGTTCGTTTGCGGTTTCAATTCCTGCGCTGTCTTTCCTGAACAGCATCAACCCGCTTTCATTCACAGCCACAGTAGTCATCGTGTCTGTCTTGTCAGTTGAGTCAATGGTCAGGGCGTTCTGCCAATCAGTTGCTACAAGGCGCACGGCGGTCACGGGATTCTGCTTGAGGACAACAGCCCATTGAGAAGTTGTGTCGTGCGTTTCGTAGTACCGGTTCGAGGTGAACGCTCGAGCGCAATACGACTCGACCGCCTTGCTTGCTCGATCAATGCAACGCTCGAGGACTGTGTCGTCTGTAGTGGACGTGATGCCCATCTGAGACTTGAGTTCAACCAGGGTGATCAGGCTTGCCGTGTCGACTGCCATGAGTTGGCTCCTTGCGTTTCCTCATCGGCTTTGCGTCTGACTCCGAAGAGTCAGTGAAGAGCGGAGAGGCGGTTGAGATTCTGGAAATGAAGCCGCGCTGCTCGAGCAGCGTCGTCTCCCTTCCATCAAGTGAAACAATGGACCCTGGTCGTAGGTCGCGACGACCGCGCTTCGGGTCGCTGACGGAGAAGGGACGGCGGACCAACCAGATGTCGTCGTGCATAAAGTTTGCCCATGCTATTGCATATGCAGTACGGCTGAACGGAGCCCTAGGATCGCCTGCAGGGCGTCCGAACCTGAGCAGCCTCAACACCTAGGCAGCCTCAGGAAACGCCCCTACGGGCTATCGTGGCAGGCTGAACGGCGGTCTGCCCGCGTCAATGAACTCTGGATGGTATTGGTGATGGGCTTGGAAGTTATCGTCTGGCCAAGTCACGACCAATTGCAGATGCCCGATGCGTACCCGCGGGCAAAGGCAAACGCGCTTCCCTGCTTGATCGAGCCGCATCCAGAACTTGATGTCCTCGTCAACCTTGCCCTCGCCCCAACTTCCGTCTGAGTCAGGTGTCGAGTGGAACAATGGCCGTGGGATTCCCTCGAGCGCCGAGAGGCGAATGAGAGTCAGACCAAAGTGCCCGGTGTAGATGTCGACCACATCGGTCTGAAAGATGTCGTTGGAAACCGTGTTCAGGAATCCGCCCTTGCCGTCTCTGATAGAGCAGAGGTTGTTGACTCTGTCGCGCTGGATCTGCATCGGGACAAGCGCTGCAATGTCCTTGTTTGCTTCCATGATTTGCCACAAGCGCACAATGTCGTGATGGTCAAACACCGAGTCGTAGTCGACCGTGAGGATGTACTCCATCTTGTCCTTGATGCCCTGCTCAATCATGCGCTCGAGGCATTGACCCCAGAACACACCGGTTGAGCGCGAAGTCTCAATGCCGAGATGCATACATGCTTCGTGCAGCACAGACATCGTTGTCGTCCACGCAATCCGTGGGAGCGACATGATTGCTCTGATGTTGCGCATCGGCAACTCAGGCTCAGCCAGTTCATATTTCATAGCCGTTGCAATCAAGGTTCCAGTCGGCGAGCGCTCGAGGTTCGTCATCATGAACCCTGCAAAGTCCAGAGCTCGCCGCACTTTCGTTTGATTCCAAATCGACTTGAAACGGCCATTCTGAAGGACAAGCAATTCTGCTCCTTCTTCGCCGGCCTTGTACGAAGTGACGGCACGATCAAAGTCAGGGACTTCAACCCTGAGCAACTCCGATCGCTTCATGCTTGAACCAACCTCCTTGAGGTGTTCAACCGCTTCGTCCGTCTTGAGTTCTGCCAGTTTGAATCCGATGTCTACCGGTTCTGCCATGGTGTCTCCTTGCGGTGATGGTAGCAAAGCAACCGCGCGACCCCAAAGGAGCCGCGCGGCTGTTGAATCAGATTGCTCTGCCGTCCTCAGATGTTCACAATGTTGGTCGCGTTTGCAAGAGCCGCCGTGACAGGCGCGTCCTTGCTTGCGTTGTACAGAATGCAGGTGAGCACCGGATTCTGAGTTGCAGCCAAAGTGAAGGTTGGACGGAGATATCGCTTGCGCCCTCGCAAGTCAACATTCCAGATGACCTTTGCAACAGTTGTTGCCGAAGTGACAGTGCTCAGAGTCACGCCAGTTGAAACGGTTGTGTAGGTGGAGTTGTCGTCCGACTCTTCCAGCAGAGTTGTAGTACCGGCAATTCCACCACTCGTAGACGAGTAAGCAATCAACGTTGCGTAGGTGTATCCCTTGCAATCGGTCGTGAGTTGAAGTGTCGTCACGCCGGCTCCGCCGAGAGCCGCATTTACTTTGATTTGTGGTCGCATATGTGTTGGATCCTTTCGATCAGAGGGTCATCTTGATCATGGCACCCGCTGCAGCAGAGCCGCCGACGTTTGCGCAGACGATGTCGAAACGTTGAGAGCCACGGATGATGCGCTCATCCTGCTCGAAAGCATTGAGAGCCGAGTCAGAGAAAGCAACCTGCGTTGATCGGCGGTCGCCGAAGTAGGCAGCCTGCTGCATGTCGCCGATGTACGCATAGACGGCTCCTGCGCCTGACGGTGCAGACAGAAGAACTTGCGTGAACTCAACGGGATATCCGAGGAACGAAGGTCCTGCAACTCCCTTTGCAATTTCAGCAGCCGATGCACCGGTTGGAGTGCTGCCGGTCTGGAACATCAAGCGCTCGAAGACGCTGTGATACACCGACTTGTTGCAGAAGATCTTGATGTTGTTGCGCTGCGCTGCCCAACCCGGCAACTTTGCAAGACCCGCAGCGATTTCAGACAGGAGGACGCCAGATGCTGCAGTCGCTGCTCCGTCAGAGATTTGATAGGTAGCATCGGTGAGAGCATTGGCAAGACCAACGATTCCGCCGTAGGTGCTGGTGCCGTCGCCGTTGAATCCTGCGTCGTCTTCCTTGTAGGCAAACGCGTAGGCAATCTCGCCGGCGATGTCGTCGCCGATGTTGACAACGCTATCCTCGAGAAGCTCGTTGCTGACCGTGGTCAGCGCCATCAACTTCTTGGCAACAAGATTGATCTGGTCGAAAGACTGAGTGCTCTCAGTACCAGCGATTGCTTCGCCAACAAAGTAGGCAGTCAAACCCGATGCGCGCTTCGGAATGCGGAGCGTGTCGCCAGCCATTGGCCACACGCGAGCGTTCTTGCGGAAGACGCCGTACTGCTCGCGCAGCGTGACAAGTTCATTCTCAAACTCGTCAGGGACAAGGAAACCGCCAGCAACGTTGACGCCTTCGGTATGCGCCTTGCGAATCACGATGCCGTTGTTGGAGCAGAAGTCAGCAGACTTCTTGTGACCCATTGCGCCGAGGCACCACGAACCGAATCGGAACGCAGTTTCCTTGGACTTCACGTGCTTGAGACGACCGTAAACGCGAGCGTGTTCCCACGCCTTCGGCTCAACGGTCACGATGTTCCGAGGCGAGTCGGACATTGCACTAGCGATTGCGCTGCGCACGCTCTTGGTGATTTGGTCTTCAGTCATCTTGGGTTCCTGCATCTTGTCTTCACCCATCGGCATTTCAGAGCCAGCCGTCATGAGATGGACGTCAAGCGTTTCAGGGTCAACAGCAACGCCGTCCTTGTCAGTGATCATGAAGTCGCCTTCAAGCACCAACTTCTTCTGATGCATTGCTCCGGCTTGTCCATGCGTCTTTGCCGCAACGGCAAGCGCATTCTTGAACTGTTCAATCGTGATAGTCTTCATTGTGTTTCTCCGTGCGCGTGCTGAACGAGGACTGCTTTCAGGTGTTCCGTGAGGCAGTCCGATCAACCGTAGAGCGCACCACGGCGACGTGCAATCTCTTGCTGGACGATCGCCTTGACATCAATCGGCGCGACGGCTTTCTGAGTTGAGCCCGCAAACGGAATCTCAACAACGATCGTGGTGCGTTTCGGCATGTCGATATTGAAGAACCGCTTGACCGCCAGCGGGGACAGGATTCCTTTGCGCACGGCTGTGATCAGCGCGTCAGGATTGCTTTGCAGCGGAGCAAGTGAAATCTCGAGCAACTTCCATCGGCTGTAGACGGTGTGCGCCGAGTCGCCGTACTTCTTGCGATCGATGTCAGTTGCCCTGCGCATGCCATTCTGCTCAGACACATAGCCGACGCTGATTCCCTTGACGATGCCTTGTCCGACGAGGGCAGCAGCAACATCAGGAAAGAACTCGCCCGTGTAGTTCTCTGGCCGCTTGGCAAAGACGAAGTCTCCAACGATGTCTCTGTCGCGGCGACGCAACTTGACGGCTTTGCCAACGGGCTTGCCGTAGTCGTGATTCCAGAACAGCACAGGGTTGAGGTCAAACTCCTTGCTGTTCATGCCGGCGGGGATCAAGACCTCGCCGTCTCGATCAATGGTTTCGGCGGTGATGACTGCGGTGAATCCGCTTGCCGTGCCTTCGATGTTTGCAGAGAGAGTCTTCTTGATCATTGCGATTCCTCGTAGGGTCCGTCCTGTGCTGCTGCTTCGGCTTCCATTTCCTTGATCACTGCTTCATAGTCGTCGATGAGTCTCGGCTGCATGGAACATCGGCAATTCGGGTGGAGCGGAGGACCGTCGATTGCTTCATAGTCCAGGATCATTTCGTTGTCATCTGCGCCCTTCAGAATCTCGCCTTGCGCAAAGAACGCATCGTCGATGCCAACGGACGTCTCGCCGAACATTTCAGAAGCAGCCTCGCAGAACTCGCATGGGTCAGGTGCCAGCAACCAGGTCTTGCCCTCAACAAGACCGGTTGAACGCCACGCTTCAGACTCTGCTTTGCGGCTTGCCCTGTTGGCTTCTGTGCGCGCAATGGTCAGAGCGCGCGAGCGTGTTGAGCGCTCTGCGTCGCCTTTCTTTCCTGCCCATTCCATCACGCGAGAAGAGAGTTGCTGCGCCGTCTCGCCTGCTTGAATGCCTTCGCCGAGCAAGGTCTTGACCTTCACGGCTGTGTACTGCTTCACGCCGCGGGCAATGCCTCGAGCAAGCCTCACCGATTCTGACTTGACGTAGGCGTCAAGGTTTGCCGTCTGCGGGTTGAAGTCAGGGACAGACGAAGCCAGTTTCTTGATGGTTTCAAAGCCGAGCGTGATGCCCTGCTGTAGCGAGCGCTGCAAGTACGGACGCATGGCCTCAACGAGTTGCCTGTCCCACTTCGAGCTCATGAGCATTTGCTCAACCTCGAGCGTCAACTCAGGTGTTGGGACAATTGACGCATTCAACTTCTTCATGACTGCATCAATCTGCTTGCGAAGAATCTTGTCAACCGCCTTTCCGATTGCCGTCTCGTCTTTCGTGATGTTGTCAAACTCGTTTGCTGCCGTGCTTGCTGACGGCTTTCGTGCTGCTTTGCAGACCATCGAATCATAAGACCACATGTTTTTGTGAGACACAACGCGTGTTGATTCGCAGCCGCATCCGCACGAAGCGCTCTTGGTTCGGCGGACTGGCTTGACCTTTGCCAACTTGGGATCGCTCGAGGATGCGTACATGGAGGAGAGAATGTCGTTCATCTCTGCCTCCGACTCATTGCCCTTTGCGTCGCGCAACGTGAAGAATTGCCGCCGCTCGAGTCGGCTGTTTGGATTCTCCGTGCGAGTAGAAACCTCGGTATATCCCATTGCCGCCAGACCTGCGCTGAACTGGTCCACAGTCATCCGTCGAGGATTTGCGGGTATTGCGGCATCGTGCTTCTTCGGAGCGCTCAGGGACGGGCTAGGTGGCTTCACGTCGGCGGTAGCACTTCCTCCGTCTCCGCCGCCGCCGCAAGAATTGCCGGGCTTGAAGCCACCCGCTCCACTCCCACAGTCCTTCTGCAAGTCGACAAAGTTGTCATTCATCTTTCTTTACCTTTGATTGAGCAAGCACGATGTCGTATGCCTCATCAGGATCCATGCCATCCGCCATCAGCCGAGCCAGTTCGCGCAGTGCAACATCGTTGTTGAGGTTGCTCAGGAAACGCTCTTCGGCTCCGGGTAGAGATTCGTCTTCAATATCTGGTGGATTGAATTGCTTTGCCATTAGTTTGTCTCCAAGTGCTCAACATCAACATGCAAGACGCCACTCTTGTCAAACTCACTTGTTTGCCTCCACTCCTTTGAGACAATTCTGAATCTTCCACCACGCGGGAGAAGCACTTCTTTTTCATCTGATTGACGTGCGTATTCCTCTGATATAGGAAGACCTTGACGCGTTGAGATTCTCATCAGCACTCTTGCTGGTGTATTCCCACCTGTTGCATCAATATCACTGAACTGAGTGAAGGCGATTGCTGTCTTCACATTTGTTGTTGTGCTCACAAATCCGCGATCGGTAAATGTAGAACCAACTCCCATTGCATCAAGTGCTTTCAGCGCTGCAACATCTTTGAATCCTCGATAAACAGGAATTGGCTTTTCTCGCAGTTCACTGCGAGTGGCAACATCAAGAGCAGCAATCTCCATAGATATTTGTTTGCCTGTGTTGTTGAAGCCACTTGTACTTGATCCCGTTCTCAACGCTGCATTTATTTTTGTGTATCCGTCAGATGAGTAACTTCCCAAAGCAGCAATTGCCATTGGAGTGTTACTTACTACTGAACGCTGATTTTTAGTGAGTTCAGGATATTGAACTTCCTTCCATTCTTCGCTGACGCCAACTCGCATTGCACTTGCTGGTGGTGGTGTTCCAGGAGTTGCACTTGGTCCTGCTGTTTTTGCGTCAACAGGTTTCGTTGGTTGATCTGCTGCAGCACTGAACTTGCTCTGCTGCTTTGGAGGAGCAGTTGGCTCAGCATCGATCGGCGCAACCTTCGATTGCGAACCTGACTTGGCGGGCTTGATGAAGCCGGCGGCAATTGCTTTTTCCTTTGCAGCAATGCCAGGATCGTTCTTCAGAGTTGCTGCTTTAGCCTTGTTCTCTGAAGCAGATAGAACAATGCCAAAGTCATTGGCAACAGATTCACGCTGCCCTGCATCCATTCTTGAAAGCGCTGCCGCTGCATCTGTCTTTGCATCGGCTTTCGACTTTCCTTCAGACTCTGCTAGAGCCCTCAGGACGGCATACAACTTTGCATCGCCTACTGTTTCAACTACGTCCTTTGGATAGTTGGCTTTGCTCATCCAGTCACCTGGTTTTTTTTTTCCTTCTGATGATGACTCTGCATCTCCACCGCCGTCTCCTCCACCTGCGCACGAGTTGCCCGGCTTGAATCCACCAGCGCCGCTTCCGCAATCTTTGGTCTGCACATCTGATGATCGAGCTCGATCAAACTCATCGCGCTTGCGCTTCGACCACGACCAACCTTCGTCGCCTCCCCATCCGTTCCATGCTTGCCATCCCTTGCCCTGCTCATCCCACGACTCGCCCTGCTTGTCGACTTCGTGCCGCTCGAAGTAGGCAACCATTCGACGGATGGTTTCCTCGGACAACGGCGTCCTGTTCTGAAGGTCACGCGCGCGCGCAATGCCGACAGAGGTCATGCCGCGTTGCGACTGAGGTGCTTCGGCTCGAACCTCAAGCGCGCGTCGCGCGTTGTCGGCAACTGACTGCGGAGGGGTTGTGTCGATGTCCTCGAGCGACTTGGTCTGACCGTCATCGCACATGGAGATTGCAATTGCGATTGCCTGCTCGCGGTCATATCCCTCGTCAAGCAGTTTGCCAATCTTCTCAGACGTGCATTGGTTGCTTGCTTTCTCGATTGAACCACAGGCGCAGTTTGCTCCTGCACACTTGGCAACGATCGGCACTGCTGCTGCTGGCGGTTTCTCTTGCTGCTGCTGCTGCGGCGTGATAGGAGAAAAGATGGATTCAATCAGTTGCGGGCTGACAGACGGGAACGCAGCCGACGCAATTGCGCGGACCGAATCAATGGGCAACTCGGCAAGCGCTGCCGACCGCGCGAGTCCAATCAGGGATGAGATTTGCGCGCCGTTCAACGCGGCTGCCGCCGGGGCATCAATGGCTACCGCAGGGGCATCACCCGACGGCGCTGCTTCACCCGTGACGGGAGCGCTGGTTGGTTGGTCAATCGGGCTGATTTGCTCGCTCTCAGCCGCCGGCGTGGTTGGATCGGCAATGGGAAGCGCTTCAGGCTGACTAGGATCGCCTGTGGGACCTCCCAATGGTTGGTTGCCCATCAGTAGTCTGTCGGCGGCGGGGTCCTCAGACGCGTCCAGGCCGTTCCGTGTGCGAGCCTCGTTCACGGTCATGATGCCGCCCGCAACCGACGACCGGTTCTTTTCAAACTCAAACCGCTCATCGGACAGGACAGGATTGTCATAGGCGAGGAACGCGTCGCCTTCGATGTTGAACATCGGCAGCAGATTCTGATTCAGGACCTCTTCGTCCATGCGCAGAAGCGGGAGGATGGTGTTTGCCTTCCAAGCAGCAAAGCCGATGGTCGCCGACGCAAGGTTTGGATCGTTGGCTTTGAGCATGCTGACAGGCACGCCAAACACGGCGGCAATCTCTTCAACGATGTCAGTGCGTCCCTGCAAGTCCTTTGGCGGAAACGACAGCGGCTTGATGTCGATGTCAGCCGATGCCGTGAGGAATCGACCCGCGCGCTTTGACCCGCGCAACTTCTCTTCAATCTGCTTCTCGAGCCGATCCATCTCTTCCGTGCTCACCATGCCCTTGATGGTCATGAGCCAATCAGGTCGCGCCTTGTTTGCGAAGAAGTGATAGTCCATCGAGTGAATCTCGTCGTTGGACATGATTGCACCCCACGCCGCTTCCGCTTTTCCGATGCCGTAGTAGAGGTCGTTGGGATTCGGTCGCTTGAAGTGGATGACCTCTTCAGCAGGAAACAGGCGGCGCTTGTCTCGCTCTGCTCCGTACAAGTAGCCATCAATGAAATCAACTTTGCCCGGAACAATCTCCACGAACTGCGAGGGCATTGTCCAGAGCTCGACTGGAATGCCTAATGCCTTGTCAACGACAGGATGCAAGTAGGCGTTGCCCGTCAACTCGGTGTACAGGATGCGCAGCACCGTTGCGTCGAATCCATTCTGATAGGGATTGACCTTCTCGAGCAAGTCTAGCACGGGATGATTCTCTGTCACCACTTCGTAGTTGTCGCCGTACTCCGCTGCTTTGCGAATGACATGGCGCGACGGAAGATGATCGAGGTCGCCGGCGTGGAACGCCTTGACGCGCGCCGAAACCGACCGCGTCTTCCAGAGTTTCTTCTTGCCGTCGCGCGATCGCACGTACAAGCGCAACGGTTGAGAAGCAACGGCAACCGCATTCAGGTTTGCAGCCGCGTACACCCAAGACGAGTACGACCGAACGGCAGACGCGTAGGAGAAAGGTTGCCGCTTCCCTTCATCACCCATCACAATCTTTGAGGACGCAGCCATGTAAGCGGCATTGCTGGTTGCAGTCTTCGAGCGCACACGAGAAAGAAAGCGTTCGATCATGTTCATTTAAATGACCTTGAGGACAAGAGGTTTCCTACCGCGCCTTGACTGCAGCGCAAGAGCAAGTGCACACACGCCGTCGTCATGGCCTGCCGTGGCTTCGTACTGAACAGCGCCCCTATTGGAGTATCGGAATCCGAAGGCTTCCAATTCATTGCGAAGCCAACCGTCGGGGAATCGGACGTCCCGCAATTGGACCGCAATCTGCAGCCCTTCCATGAGTTGCTGCTTTGACTGACTAGTGAACTTGAACCCTTCAGCGCGCCGACACACGCGGGCAATGTCCTCAACCACAGGGTCGCCGACACCGGTCGAATCAATCTGCGCAGGGGTATCTGAAATCATCTGAGCAAGCCGCTCGCGCGTCACATGCCAAGGAGATTGCCAACGCTCGAGACGGCAGACGCACCCGCCGGCGTCAAGCGCAATGGCAACCGTCCAATCGTGTGACTTTGCTAGGTCGACTCCCCAACATTCTGGTTTCGCCGTTGACATCGGACCGATGCAAGATCTGATTGCGTCCAGCCCGAATGGATTGCCACCGTCCTCAGACGGCATGCCTTCGTATTCCTGCATGAAGACTTGCTCGGGCAGCATCATCTTGGCCGCTTGAATCTCAGCAGGGTCAAGGAACGGATTGCGCGCGCTGCCGATGCGGAAGGCTTTCATCTGCCCGGTCGTGTCGCCTTCCGCCTCGAGGTAGAGTTGATGGAAGTCGCCCGTGCCCTTCGGTGTGCCGAGGAACAGCGCGCGCCCCTTCCTGTCCGTGAGCGTTGGTCGAACCGCTTCGCGCCATACTCGCAGCAGCCCTGAGACAAATCCTGCTTCGTCGAAGACTGCTAGGTCGTATTGACGACCTCGCCCTGCGTTCTCGCCGTTGGCTCCGTCAAGTGTCCAGAAGTCGATCATGCCGCCCGTGCGCAGCATCATCCTGTTGTTCTTCCTGTCAAACTGTCGGATGAGCGGGCGTAGCACGCGCTCGAAGTCTCTCATTGGATCATCAAGGTACTTGTATGACGGCGCAAACCATCCGACATTCTTTCCGTTGATTGCTTCATATTGCGCGAGCACGTGACCGAATGTGGTCTTGCCCCACCGCCGGCCAATCTCAAGCACGGAGAAGCGCGCAAGGTCGCGATGGACTTCACGCTGCGACGCGTGGAAGACAGACTCTATAGGTGGCAAGCGGACAATCAAGCACCGCTACCGCTTCTGTGGATCGGTTCAATCGTGATGGTGTCGTCTCGCCATGTCTCATCAATGCGGTCGCGCTGTCCGAGCAACTGCTTGCCAAGCCAGATGAGCATGGCAACGTTTCCGTCCTTTGCCTTCTCATATTGCCAGCGACGCAGACTAGTGCGCAGACGATGCATACCGCGCTCGATTGCTTCATGCGCGTCCTTGCGACGCTGCAGAGTTCGCGACGAAACCTTGAGCACGACGGCAATCTCTTCTTGGGTGCAACCAATAGAGGCGAGGTTCTCAACCTGGTCGATGTCGACGGCTTTGACCGAACCCTTCGGCCTACCCATTAGACACCCCCAACCATTGCTTGCACACGGCTCGAGCAACCGTTTCCATCATGCGAGGCGGCACAGACATTCCGATCATGTACTTTCCAATGACTTCAGTGCGCGCAATGTAGTCATCGGGGAACGATCCAAACCTGATGCATTCCCTGTACGTCAACCACCTGCATTCAGACCAATGGCAAAGAGCATGCGTTGCAGGAATCGTTGGACACGGCTTTGCAGGATGGACAACAATCCAGTTGAAGTAGTTGTTCTTGCCTGTGAACTTGATGCTTGCTTCTTTCATAGAAACACCGGGCTTGGTGATTCTCCACATGCGTTCCATCACGGAACTCAACTTGTACTTGACCTTCTCCTCAGGACTGCTTGGGATGTCAACGCATGCTTCTGAAGCAGATATCCAACGGGAGCACGGCTCGAGCTCAAGCAACTTCGTTGAGACATCTGAGCGCACGGCACAGAAGAAGACACGCTCCCTCTTCTGAGGTACGCCGCAATCCGCTGAGTTGATCAAGAAGATTTGAGGTCTGTACCCCATCGACCTCAATCGTTCTGTGATTGCGCGCGTGTATCCCTTTGCGTTTCCCATCAGCATGCCTTTGACGTTCTCGGCAATGATGACCTTGGGTTGGATGCGTTGCGCTGCGTCAAGAAAGTCAAAGAACAAGTCATCAAGGACCTGCTCTGTTTGCCCCTCTCGAAAGTGCTTCTTCTTTCCCCATACCTTGTCTCGCTGTCCTGATGTTGAGAACGTTGAGCACGGCGGCGAGCCGTCAAGAATGTCGATGCCAATCAACTCAGGCGGCAAGTCCATCGTTGCAAGGTCTTTGACCGGACAGAGAAAGTAGTGCTTCGGCTTGAGGTTCAACTTGTAGTGCCATGCCATTTCCTTGTCGATGTCGTTAGCAGCAAGCACCTCGCACCCAGCCAGTTTGTATCCCATCGATGATCCGCCGCCACAGGAGAAGGTTGTCATGACCTTCACGCCGTTGCTCTTTGCCGAATCGAGCTCTGCCATCATCCAAGCGCAATCAGGCTTCTTTGTTGTTGAACTCGAAACCACAACGGGGACACTTGCACTTGAGGTCGAACGCGTCGACGTTGATTTCCGTGGCACTTGATTGTTCTCCATTCTCCTCAGCATCAAACTGGCGAGCCAGTGCGCGGAGGTCTTGTTCGGTGAAACCGGCGTCAGCGACTAGCGTGATGTCTTGCTCACGCAATGAAGCAAGCGTGCGCGCAAGTCCTTCATGGTCCCATGCCGAAAGTTCAGATGTCCTGTTGTCGGCGAGCGCGTAGGCAACTGCATCAGCGCCGTCAAGTTTCGATCGGACGATGGAAATCTTCTTCCATCCAAGTGCGATCGCTGCTTCAAGTGTGCCGTTGCCCGCCCTTACAACTCCGCGCCCGTCAACAACGATGGGCTTCTGCTGCCCGAACCTGCGCAGCGATGATTTGATGGCATCGATGTTGTGGCTTGCGTGAAGTCGGACGTTTGCCGGGTCAAGCGACACGGACTCGATATCAACGGTTTCAACTTTCATGTGCGCCTTGTAGGGAACTCGGGTCAAACGAGATTCCAGAATCTTGATGGATCCACCAGTCCTCAATGTCAACACTGCCGCCGTCTTGTTTCAGACCTGCGGTTCCAACGTATTGGTATCCGTTTGCATACATGATCGATGCCATCTCAACCATCCGTTGATGTCCCTGGCGATACAGATCATGCTCGACAGTTGCAATGCGGAATCGAAATTGATCAAACGGGATTGCGCGCAAGACCTCGAGCGTTAACTCAGGCGGCTCGAGGTCAAGCGATAGGTAGTCAATCCATCCGTTGACGGCGTACGCTTCAAACAGCGACGGCCAATGCGATGTGCGCGCATCCTCAACAACGTAATTTCCAGGGCGCTTGGCGATGATGGCAGCGCGCAGCATCGGGTTCTTCTCACAGAGCAAACCCTTCCAGCCAAACTCGCGCTCGAGCACGTAGGTGTTGCTGATGTCAATCGGGTCACCTGCACCAATGTCGATGTATGTCCCGTTGCGCTTGCCTTGTAGGGCTTCGACAACGAAGCGGTCTTGCCCGAGTTGGGCTTGCCAGTTGATTTCCATGATGTCTCCTAGGTGGAGCCTATCAGCGGACGACATCAATTTCAAGCGACATCGCATCAATGTACATGCTTGAAGATGTTGTGCCAATCAGTTTCGTGATGCGCGCATCTGCTGCCGTGCCGCCAGTTCCAACTGATTGCGTGTTGACAAGAACGCCGTCAATGAAGAAGCGCGCAACATCATCAACGCTGACCAGGATTTCCATTGAGTGCCAACCGGTATCAACGGTGATTCCTGTGTCTACTGCTCCCGTTGTCACGCCGGCGCTGTAAACGAGTGTCTGCCACTTGCCTGAGTTCGTTGCGTAGTGGTAATTGAAATAGACGCCATCGGTTGGAAAAAGTGAGTTGGCTCTGTCATGGAAGCCAACGATTGCGTTGTAAGATTGCGCAGCCGTGCCGAGCGTTGGAAGTTTCCCAATCCATGTGTAGCGATGCGCGCGAGTTCCAAATACAACGGCAGCACGCTCGGCTTGAGAGGCTCCGCTCCATCCCGCGGCTGTTGTGCCTGTTTGGCAATCAAGAATGCCCACGCGGTTGCCGTCGTTGTTTGCACCTGTTGAGAAGACTCCGGTTGCGCCTGTGCCGCTTGCATAGGCCAACCAGTCATCTGCCGTGTTCATGTCGCTATAGAGAATGGCACGGCGACGCAGATTGATTGGTGCAACAACTGGAACAGGCAGGCGCTTGATCATGGTTCCTTCGCCTCTGCTTCTTCAACGTATGAAGGCGGCACGCAGTACCAACCCTCAGGGATGCGGACCTTGTTGCTTGACAGCGTCCATTGTCCGCTCACCATCGTGTAGACGTGCATGTCAGCCGCTGGACCGATCCTGATTGGACTCTGCTCGGGGACGAACACCGTTCGGCTGCCGCCGCAACCAAGTGGCAATGCGACTGCCGCCGCGACGAAGAGTGCCGATGTCGCGATCTGCGTCGCGCGCCGTTGAAGGCGTTGACGCGGACCGACCGACCATTCGGCACAGGGCTTCAAAGATTGCTGCGATGATTCGTTCAATCATGTTCTCCTGCTTTCGAGCCTAACTGCTCGAGCAAAGTGATGTGCTGCTCGAGTTTCAAGCAGCGCGCTTTCAGACTATCAATCTCATCGGCGCTTGCTTCAAGTTCTCGTCGGCACTCCGTCCAGAGAGAGAACATTGGAGCGCTTGCCAACATGCGCAGTCTCTCCGTGTGATCTGTGCAACGAGCGAGGATGGAGGAGTGAAGCGCGCCGGCCTCTGCCCACGCGCGCCACGCTTCCTCGTTCACTTTGCGCCAACCGTCTCGCTTGTGACCTTGTTGTCACGGGCAAAGAAACCGATGCCCATGATTCCGAGCGCGGCGAAGCATGCTTCGATGCTGAACGTAGTCAGGACATCGTTGTCCAGGAGGTAGGAGACTTGCGTTGCGATGATGCCGAGCCCGGCGACGACGCCGGCGGTGGTTGTCTTCCATGATTTCATGTGTTCACCAAGATGGATGTGATCCGAAGAAGTAGACGGTAGGAGTATTAGTAGTGATGCAACGGACTTCGAGGTCAGCAGACTCCATGACACCAAGTTCTTGATTGACTCCTGTGTCAATCGCATACTGGTTGTTGGTGTTTGACGGCTGACGCAGCATCACAGCATTCGATGAGTTCTGACAAACAACGCTGCGGTAGATTCCTGCAGCGTCATTCGGGAAAGCACGTTTCCATGCTCCTGCACTTGATTCGACTGCAACGGTGCTGAGATAGGCGGGCATGTTTATTCCTTTTTGCTTTGTCGTGTCTGTCCAATGTCGTCGATGCCCGCACGTGCAAGCATCAGCGTCAACTCAATCACTCCGCGGCTGAGATGTTCAATCGTCTTCTCGAGCTGCACGAGTCTGAACGATGATGAATCGGTCTCGCGTTTGATGTCCTGCTGCAATGCCTTGAGGTCTGAGCGCAGACCGTACACCTGACCGAGCAACCAGACAACCGCGCCGATTGAAGGGATGAGCACAACGGAAACAATCTTCAGGACGTCTTCAACGCTCAAGGCTTCTCTCCGATGACGGCAATCTTCCCTGCCACGGTGCGCATGTCGGTCAGCCGCACGAGGCAATACCAATCCGTGTCTCCGTCTTCGCGGAGCAGCACAACAGGGATTGCACCGGTCTTGGCGGCATCTTCCTCTGCCTGTTCATAGAACCGCAAGACGCCGATTGCTTTGCGCCCCTTGACC